AGAAGCGTCTTTGACTGCTCAGATACCCATTGTATCGGATCTTGGTTGCCGGTCCTTAGAACGTCTTTAAATGGCTGCGAGTCTTCTTGTATGCCACGCTTAAAGTTATCCCATTTATCTACTTCACTGCCCCAAATAGCTTGGTTGTCTGCCTTAGTAGAAGCAAAACAAAGCCGGTTGTTTTTAAAGAACACCTGCTTAGGATATTTTTTTCTAGGATTCCATTCATTCTCAGCCCAAAGACTTGTAGCATCAGTGCTAAACAAAGGTTTTGTGGCAACAACAGTAGCGGTTGCGGTATTGTTTCCTGTATTAACAGAGTTAATCAACACTTCCCCAGATATTTCTGTCTCTGCAATAGTAAAGGTAACGGGGTCTCTTTCGCTGTTCCCACTAAAAAGAACAAGCCTTAACCAAACAGGATTTCCTGTCTCATCTCCTTCTCTTGTGTAATTATCAGACCCATTATCAGAAACCAATGAATGCCTTGTTGTCCAAGTAGATTGATTATCATAAGACTCTTGTAAAACCCACTCATTGTTCCAATTTCCTTCAGTTCTTAGACTCCAAGCTCCTCTTACATAATAGTTAATAGAGTTATTGTTTTTATCTTTAGCAATAATTCCAGGTTCAAAGTTAGAAGGATAATTTCCAATAGGATCATTGCTTGGATTATTTTGCCCGTTGTAAGCAGAAATACACAAATAGTAATCTAAAGCGCCTCCAGTTTGGTCTAAAATAATTGTTCCTTGAGAGTAGGAGTTTGTTGAATTCCAACCAACAGGGCTACCATTAGTTCTATCAGCAGTGGTTTCATAAACCTCTCTTGCTTTTAAATGAGTTATCTCAAAAGAACTTCCCACCATTTCAGACACAAATAAAGGAGCAGATGAGGTAAGTGTTACCGAGCTAGTTGTCCCAGAGGGTGTAATTGTTGTCGTTGTTAAATTCTGATCTTCAAACGGCTGGTTCTCAAACTCAAGCAGCGCAAAATCAAACGTAGTGTCAGATGTTCTAGTTAGCTTGTATGGAGCGTGATTAGGCGAGGCGATATAGACGATGTCGTTTGTCGATGTCATTCTCAGGCTAAACACATCATCCTCAGTATAGGGAGTTGTTTCAGTATCGCTTAATAACGCCCCGTTTCTCCAGAACCTTAACTTGAGATCGCTAAACTCTAGCAAGTAAGATTCCTCATTAGAAAACGTAAAACTCTCAAGCCGTGTTTTCTTTGATGAGTCTTGGACCTCGCCAATGTATTCAGTGCCAGGTCGCTTTCTCGCACCGCCAGGTATGGTCGGGGCAAAGTTCTCCATCGTTCTAAGCGATGTAGCGTATCGTGACAGCTCTACACGGCCAAGCATGAGCGGAGACCACTCACCATTAAAGTTAGACTGCAAAAACTCAGGCATTGTATCTTCCGCTTTCGGCGTGGTTTTCTTCAGATCTTTGGAGGAAATCAGAGTTTTCTCCTGATCGTGACTGTCTTGCGTCGCTCAGCCATGCGTCTTTGATGGCATTGTCGGCCATATTAGATAGATCGCCGGCCAGTCTGGACTCACCGAGGGGAATTGCTAGCTTTGATGCCAGCTTGATTGCTAGAGCCTTAACAAGAAGTGGTGACAGATCTGATGAGATTACCTCTTTGATGTAGACTAGGCCGCAATGCTTAATGTTGCTAAGGATAAGCCCAGGCTCCTTTTCAAACTTGCGAATAGGAACTGGGTTTGGTGTGGGCGTCTCTTCTGAAAGCTCAAACAAATCTAAGACCCTAAGACAGTCTTCTGGGATAATGTGAGCGTAAGACCACCCGAAATCTGGTGTTGCGCCGAATAGCGTCATTCTAGTTCGTTTCCGGCCTACTGACCACCTATGCTTCTCCATGATCTCACGGAGCGTCTGGTCAAAGTGGAGCGAGACCTGCCGTGCCTCCTTGGTGTTTTCAGACATTGTTGCAATTGTCTGCTCTCCCAAATAGCCAAGCGCTTGGTTGGCGATGTCGATGTCGGTAATGATCTTGCTCATAAAAAGGAAAGGCCCGCCCGCCCCGAAAGACAGACGGACCCTTGGTTGTGGTTGCTATGGACTAGGACTCGTCGCAAGGAATCTCTACAACCTTGACTTCCTCAAGGCGAGTGGCTCCTGCTGCGGCAGTTCCGCGAAGCTGGGCGGCATCATTGAAGTCGTTACGCTCGCTAAGCTTAAACTTAGGATTCTGCCAAATATCAAGTGCGATACCTGACTTCACGAAAGCAAAGCAAGTGCGAACATTAGAAGCGACTGCAAGGCGCTCGGTACGAATGAAGTTGAAACCAAGGAACTGGTCAATCTCTCCGTTGTAGAGAGCTTGGAGTTCGCCGGCGTAATCACTAGAAGTAATCTTAGCTTCATCATAAAGACCGCGAAGGGCTTTGGCGTTAAGGACAAGGTAAGCGTCATCACCGTCAATGTCTTGACCGAAGACCTCGTTCTCTTCCATGAGCTGCTTGGCATCAAGGATTTTTGCAAGGTTCATTCCAGAATCCTGACCGCCTGTGCTAACAGAAATAACCTGAGATGTTGGGAGATCGGTGCTTACAGCGCCATTGTCACCGGTCTTTGCAGTTCCGGTAGCAGCGGCAATGATAAGATCATCCATCTTGCGGTTAAATCCTGCCTTAAACTCAAGGAAGGTCTGTGATGTGGGCTTTGACTGCTCTGCAAGCCATACCTCGTCAAACTCGTCAAAGTGCTTAACAGCCTGAAACTTTTCAGGGTAGTTAGCGCGTTTATGGGTTTCGATTTCAGAGATTGCAGTTGCTGCAAGGCGGTTTGAGTTCGGACCACCTAATGACGTAACATCAATTGGCTTGATCTGGTCGCGGTAGTTTACTTCACCGGTGCAACCGGAGTTGACGCTAACAGCGCCACTAAGACGGCTATCGACCTGCTGGGCAAGACGACGCCACTGACTTTCAAATTTAGGCTGATACTGATCGATCAGCGCGAGTGTTGGACTAACTGGCATAATATTTTAAGGTTTAGGTTTTTGTTTTGGTTCACGAAAGCCGCTGTCTGTGAACGGAAACCTCTAAAATTGGGGCAGCTAATGCTGGTAGGCCATGCGAGGGGCGTATGTAGGGCGGCCAAATTGGGGCTGTATAGACAGGTCTAGCAAGCTAGGTAAGCTGTCATGGATAGCCTTCTAAGCTAAAATATCAATTTAGTCAAACAAAAAGCCTCCCCCTCTGACATGACTAAGAGGAGGAGGCTAGGTGCTAGATGGGAAGAGAGAGACCACCTAGAAATTTGTTAAGCAATATCTCTCGCTTTTGCTAGCAAAGTGTCAACGTGTTTGTGAACAGCATCGTCGCCGGCCATAAACTTGGCGTGCATTGGGTGCTGGTCATCTTCCATAATTGCTTGAGCTGTTTCGGCTGGGCCTCGGAAGTCATCGACCTTGGCTGTCTGACCTGGGCCTCGGTAGGAAGCCTCTGAGATTGCATCGCTTAAATGAGCAAACATCCTAGTAAGCTCTGGGCTATCAATCTGAGATACTACCTGCTTGACGCCTTCAATCTGCTCTTGACTAAGTCCAGCTTGAATGCCGAGCTTTTCGGCTGCGACAGTCGCTCCATTAATGCGAGCATCGGTTTCACTTCCAAATGCCTCTAGAAGCTGCTGTTTACCGGCTTCTCGTCGCTCTTGGGCCTCTGCCTGCCATTGTTCGGCTTGTGCTGCTGCTGCTTCTTGAACAGCCGCTAGTCCAGCAGTGATTGCTGGTCCTGGCGCTCCTGACTGGATTAGGGCATCAACTACTGGAGTTGCCACCTCTTCAGTCCATCCGGTAGCGTTCTGGAAGCTTTCAAAGTCTTCCGGCATCACTTGGTCTGCGCTTTCTGGCACACCGGCAGCTTCACGGAATCGACTCCAATCCTCATCGGTGGCGTCTGCTCCTGGGTAACTGACTGACTTTGCTCTAGCAGCCGTCTGGTTATCCTTGAGCATCTTGGCTAGATCGGCAGGACTCTTGCCCTTAAAATTTCGGTTAATGTAGTCAGCATCGACGCTGTCGTTTTTAAACCGGTCTCCAATCTCTTGAAACCTGCCATCCTCATCAAACATTCCTGTTGTGTCAAAGGTTGGCGGGATTGATGGGTCTGAGCCGTATTCTCCTGTAGGATCAGCTACGGCAGCACCGCCGCCAGCATCTCCTCCTTCTTCGTTTCTAATCAATTCGTATTGTCTCATAGATTCTCTTCTGTAAATAGATCGCCATATTCGTCCTTGAACTGCTTCGCGCTCCAGTTCTCGCGTCTCCACTCAACTACCTGAGCTGACTTCCCGCCCATGCGCTTAGTGAAATATTCTGCCGGAGCATCCTTTCTAGACCGTTTTGTCTTAGGCTCCTCAATAGAAACCTCAACCTCTGCTGGTGATGCGTCACCAATTAGGCTTTCTAGAGTCTCTCGGAACTTCTCCTGCTTGTGGTGAAGCCCTGTAACCTCGCCGTCTAAAAGCGTGGCAATCTCTTTCATGTCGGTCTGTCGAATGAACTTATCGCCAACTAGTTTAAATAGTCTTGGATCAATCATCTGGGTTTCTTGGTTTTAGGTTCTCTAGTTCTATGATTACGTGACGGCCACCTTCGCGTAGTTTTGCGGATGTCTCGTTGTAGTCGTCTTCTGCTTTGAACACCGGCTGGTCGAACTGAAATTTTACTTTCATCCATTCCAACAGCGCGTCCCCTTCTGTAGTAGACAGGAGAGTCTTAACAACCTTCCCGTTATGTGTATGTCTGTCCATTATTGCATCATGCCTTGAAGCTTCTCAGGATCGACCTGGCTGGCGTCCTTGGCAGCGCTGGCGGCTTGTTGAGCCATCATCATCTGCTGCTGTTGAGCCATCTCTGCTGCGCGGGCCTCGCGCTGTTCGATTACCTGTTGAAGATTCTTGATGACATCCTCAGAAATACCGTCATTGCGGGCGCTATCTCTAAGCATCTGGTCAAGGTCAAAGTTGTCGGCAAGCTCTGGAGCGATCTGAATCATTGGCATAATCCGCTCAATAGTGCGGTCAATAGCGTTGTTTTCGATCATCCTTATCGCTAGAGCAATGCGCGAGGTGAACTCAACCTTTGGAAGCGGCACGATACCGGCATTCATTGGGCCATCAGGGTAAAGCTTTACAGACTCAGGTGGGTCTGGGAATGCTCCTTCATTAAACAGAAGCAAGAACACGTTCTGGAAGATTGGTGTTAGCTCTGTAGTAATCTGGTTGAAATTAGGTAGGAAACGACGAAGGGCTGCGTTTTCGATGCTGGCAACCTCTCTGGCTGTCATCTGCTTATCCTTCTGAGCTACGGCCTCAAATAGCTGGGCATGGAAGAACCCACGGACCTGCTCTGTCACGTTCTCCATTAACACCATGCCGGCGTTAATGTCGTTGTAGAGCCTCATCTGCTCGGGCTTCATCCCGTTGCGCTCATCAAATACCGTCACGCCATTTGGCCGTGTTGAGATCTCATCTACTGAGTCTGATGGCACTAGCCAAGGTGGTTTGACCTGTAGAGCTACGCCCTCGTGGACATCTCTACGGAGCTTGTTCAGCTCTCTCATTGCCGGTAGCGCCTTGGACGCTGGAGCTAAACCGTAGTTGTAGTCGTTCCAGATCTCAGCTCTTGGTGAGGCGAATGGATAGTAATCATACCCACCTTCTTCTAAAATCATTCTGTCTTCTTTGCAGACGTAGATGCTGGCAAATGGCTTGTTCTTAGCTTCGATCCCGTTCTTGTTGCGAGGAAAGCAAGCGTGGATGACCGTGAAATAAGTCTTCTCACCGCCCTTTTTCATATCATTTAGCGATGCCTTAGCCTTTTTGCCTAGGTTATCCTCTCCAAACTTATCTGCCATTTCAGAGGCAGTCATAGTCAGCCACCGGTATTCGGTCCTAATGTCTCCCTCGCCATCCTTCTCAATAGCAAATGTGCCTAATCGATCATAACAAAACTTGAGTAGCTTCTTATTTCCTCGCTCAACATACAGTGATCCAGTGCCGCCACATCCCATATCGGTGACGACCGGCTTGATCGACTGGTAGAAATTACTGCGTCCAAGAGCAGTTAGGGCTAGCTCAGAACATTTGTTGTACCATTTGCGGCCCGCATCATCGACCTCGTGGTCATCCTGGGGCGTGTAGATCATCCATTTCTCATTCGACGAGAATACCTCGGCGATCATGCCGTTGGAGTAGGTATCTAGACTCTCAATCCCTGTAGTGTCATACAAGCCAGAGAAGCCGGTCACGTCAGGCGACTGGGGAGTTTGCGTAAAAATATCAAGTTGTGGCTTGAAATACTTAGCCGTTAGATCCCAGTGAGACTTGAAAGCGTTTAATTCACTCTCAAGCGACTCGGCCTTGCGGAGAATAGTGTCTACGTTCTCGTCGATCATTGTCCTTGAGCTGTCTTAGATCCCGTCGAGTAGTTTGGATTGACGGCTCCACCTCTAGTTGACTGAGCATAGCTAGACTCGCTCATGCTGCGTTTCCGCTTACGCTTGGCGATCTTCTTGGCTTCAGTGCGGCCTACGTCTGGCATGGCAGGAGCCGGCGGGGGCGGTGGAGGCTTTGGTGCTAGAAATCCCATGAGCCTCTTTATCGTGTTTACGTAAATATGTCAACTATCTTTAAATATCAAGAAAGCGACACTTTAGTATCCAGTTCCAGCATTGATGCGTGGTCTACGCCGGCGCTTAGCGTGTGACTGCTGATCTGTCAGCATATCGTGAAGCTCTGCCTCCGCGAGCATTGAGAATGCGTCAGATGGATGAGACTCCCAGCCGTGAGAGATCTTGTTTGTGATCCAGCCCGTTCCATCGGTGGCTTCCTTGTAATGAAACTGGCTTAAAGCGTCCCTGAGATGCGTAGTTGGCTTGTCTCTAAACCAGATGTTCGGGAATGCCTTCTTTGTCGCGTTAATGCGTAGCTCCTTGTCGTGTGTCCTAGGGATTGTCTGGACGTTTGACAGGCCAGCCTTCCTTAGCTCCTCTGCGAACGTCAAGCCATTAGGCTGTCTAGCTGCCGAGTCATGTGGAAGTAGGTGGCCGCCATAGCTAAATCCTTTGGCCTGCATATGTCCTACACGGTCCTCTAGCGTCATTCCGGCTGATATGTCGCAGTCAATGACCGTTCTCCTCATGCCGTCGATCTGCCAATAAATGACAGCAGTGTTTTGTGGCGATCCGATGTCCCAGGTCGTCCATACCGGCCCACGGTTAGGCTCAAAATCACACACATGGCCTAGCCTCAGCGCGTCTTCCACCTCTTTGGCGTAGATCGTCCCAGGTATGTCAGATGAGAAAGAGCATTCAAACTCCCGCTCAAACACACTAGCGTCTCTCGTAGCCTTCATTCTAGCTAACTGATCAGGCGGTATAAGACCGCTATCAGAAGCCTTTAAGCAAAGAGAGAACCACTCAGGATCTTTGAGCGAATGCTGATATATCCTCCAGAAGAGATTTTTTCCTTTGGGAGTTCCAACGAACGTGGCCCACCCCTTGTAATCAATCAAGCACGGCTCAATGACTGCTTCCCACGCATCACTCTTAAAATCCCCTGCCTCATCGATGATACAACCATCAAAGTAGAGTCCCCTGCACCTCTCCACAGCCTCACCGGAATATAGGCCAATCTCGGAGCCGTTCTGGAATCGAATCCAAAGTTCCGACTCATTCTTGATCACGCCAGGTATCTGATGAGTGAAGGTCTTGAGGTAACTCCAAGCAATCTTCTTGGCCTGCGCTTGAGTAGGAGCGAAGTAAGCATACCTTAAAGGGGCAGACTTCATGCCTTTCCTTTTGTAGGTGTGGCATTTAAGGATGAGATCCTGCAAGCATCCGAAGCTCTTACCGCCACGTCGATGCACCACCAGACAAGCTCTATCCTCTGTCCGTTGCAAGTATGGCCTGACCCAGTTCCGAGGTTTAAGTGTCAATCTAGTCTTGTTCGTCGCCATATGCCGTCATGAAATCGTTGCGAATATCGCTAACGCTAAGTTTCTGGAAATGATCCGCGCTCCAACAGATACCGAAGACGTTTACTTCTTTAGGTGTATCTGAAGCGATCATTACTATCATCCTCTCGCCCTCAGTAATCTCAGCAAATGAGGTGATGTTGTGGAAGCCCTCAGCCTCTAGGTAGCTCTCAACCTGTCCTAGTTTCTCAACCTCTTCAAATGTCACCTCACTCATCCTCTCCTCCGATTACGATCTCAATCTCTCCTGAGACCTCTACGGAGTGATCGTGCTTGTCTCTCCAGTCGTTTCTGAACCGGTTCTTCATTTGGAATATGTAGCTAGTTGGATTAAAACCATCAATCCCCCCGAAGGTTGCCGTTCTACCCTGTTTTTCCCACCAAGCTAGGCTTTCCTCCTCAGCCCTTTTTATGGCGTCGGAAAACTCTGGCTTACTTTTACTCCACTCAAGCAATGTATCGCGACAGACGCCAAGCTGTGAGGCAATCTCAGCCTTTCCCATTCCAGCTTTACCGCAATCAACTACAGTCTCGCAGAACTCTGGTTTGTATTTTGTCGGTCGTCCTCCTGCCATGCTAAAAATATAAACAAAAAAACCGGCCTGAGCAACTTAATACTCAGACCGGCTTGTTACACACTAATATGAATTAAACACAAAGCAGCAAGCTGCTGCCAAAGTTGTATCTAGTTCTCACACATCGTCAAGGGGTTTTTACGGCTGTCCTCCGGCCCAAGCCATGAGGATTAAAATGGCTACGAAAATAGCTGACTGGATGATTTCTTTGATGTTCATTGCATTATTATATTAGAGTTCCTATTGGTTAATCCTGACCTCTTCCACCCCAACCTCTCTCAACCATTTAATTGCATCTTCTTCACTGTCATGCAACTCCCCTTCCATTCTACCTGAAACAAATGTTGCTAGACCCCCTCTAGTCTGACTCCATGCAATTCGTATCTTACCTTTAGCAAATGTAGGACTCCACACATCTTTCTTCGTAGGGAGGTTATCAGCACCTTTAATCTTCATACTTTTATTATATTAGAGTTCCTTAAAAACCATGAAAGAGCCAACTGCATCCTTGGCAATCTGTTCAAGATTAGTAAACCTATTTCTATCATCAGCATCAACTGGCTGAGGACCGCTTGGGTATGGAGTTGATTCTCTGTGAGTATGCACACTAATTAACTCAACAACACCATTATGAAGCACTCTATAACGTTTTAATCTCCAAGTTCTAGGTCCTGTATAAGAGAATGTGAACTCATCATTCGGTTGAAGAGCAAGAATACGCTTCTGTCTCTTGTTGTAGTAACTAGTTTCGTCTCTTTCGAATGCTTTTGGGGACGTTTCTCTGGTAATTAACATGGCTCTTTCTTTCTATCTTAATTTGATTAACGTTAATATTACAGTGAGACTGACATATGCTCTTCAAGATCGCCTGTCTCGTTAAGTGTCTCAACGATTGGCCCATATTTATCAGCGTCTAGATACAATATTGTCGATTTTTGAGTCTTGTGAGTGACCCAGCATAATTTTGCCTGCGGGTGATAACAAACTTTGTCCCAGAGGTTAGCGTAGCCCAAGGTTTTCTCTAGATTAGCTAATTCGATAAAGGCAACTTCAATTGGTAGTGTTTTCATGTCGGGGGGACAATCGCACACCTACAAACCAAGCACAAGCATATTTTAAACTTTTTTAGTTTTTTATTTAACGACAGTCTTTAGCTAAACAAAGACATCTGTAAAGATTCGCTCTTTATCCTGTCACAAGCAGCCTTAAAATAATCCTCATCAAGCTCTACTCCGGTAAACTCAGCTCCAAATTCCTGGCAAGCTATAGCAGTTGTTCCAGTTCCTAGAAATGGGTCTATTACCTTACACCCGCTTTGACCGAAGCTCTTAAGTATTTTATTAACAAGCTCAACTGGGAAGCTGGCGCTATGACCCTCTACCTTTGAAGGCTTCTTCTTGATGTTCCAAACATTATCTAAAGTGCCTCTATTGAAGCTGGCGTCTTTAAACGCCCTAGTGATTGGCCTACCTCCAAGAATTAGCAGGAACTCAAACCTGCTGTTCATTACACCCTCTCCTATGGCTGGTTGACCGTGGCCCTTATCCCAGATGACTACTTCTTTGATTTCTTCAGCATATTTTCCAAGTAACCTAAACAAAGCTGGCTTATTCCCTGTTATCATTTGGATGTTGAAAAAAACTGTATTTGAAACTCTCAGAAGCTCCTTCAAAACGCCATCGATAAACTTTTCGTATTCCTCCATTGGTAGGTTATCAGAATACCCAGTGTATTTTGTTGAAATCTCTTTAGTTACTTGGCGTGAGCAGTATCCGTCACCGCGATGATTGACTCGCAAGTTCATATTGTATGGAGGCGAGGTGATCGCTAGATCAAAGTGGTTATCTTCCACCCCTCGCATATACTCCAAACAATCAGCGTTAATTATGTTTAGTGTGTCTGTTTTCATTAATTAACAGGGTAAAAACAAACAATGTTCGACTGGGCATTCATAGAACGTGCGCTCCTGTCGATCTTTTGAGTCGTATCTAGTCGCTGTCTTCCAATTTGCTCGGGTTTTAGCTGAAATCAGACAAACGTGAGACCATTCCCTGTTGACTACGGCATATCCGTATAGGTGCTTAATTGGTATGCGGTCAATTTTGAACTTTTCGTCAACTATGATTGCGGGAAACGGGAAATCTTCCGCGCAGGTAAAAAACCGATTGATCCATTTAACCTCAACTCTTTGACGGACTTCAAGATCACCGGAATCCGCATAATCGTGTCGGCTCTCAAAATGTGGCCGTAGTGCTGAAAAGTTGGAAACAACAGACCAGCCTTGATCGCTCATCCATTGTCCAACGTGCTGCACGGCAGCTTTTGATTTATCAAGAGCCGCCACGAACTCACTGTCTGATTTCATGTCTCTCTTCTGATTAGGTTTAAAACGGGATCTCGTCAGCATCAGCAGTGCTGGCGTCTAGTGCCGCTGCTTTAGCTTTGTAAGCTTCGCCAGGATCGTTTGTGGCAGGCGAGGCGCTTTCGATACGCCATGCGACCAGATTGTTGAAAAACCTCCCGTCATGCTCTCGTCCTCGGATGTTGAAATGCACCGTGATTTCGTCGCCGACCTTGGCCTCGTCAATCTCTTTGATGCGATCCTTGACTAGCTCAAGTTTAATGAATTGGTCAAATTTTCCGTCATCCACCTTCACCACAAACTCACGCTTGGTGAATCCAGAGTTAAATGTCTGCGTATCCCCCAGAACGTGGAGGCTTCCTGTTAGTTTCATGCTTTCGCTCATTTTTTATTTTGGTTATTGATTCGCCTAGCCAATTCTGCTGGATCGTAGTCCGGCGCTGCCGCTAAGCATGGGCAGTCTGAAGTATTTCTGACGCAATAAGAAAAGGTCGCGCCTGGGTCATATCGAAATCGTGGGTATCCATCGCATTTAACGCAGGGTTTTAACGAGGCGTAAGCCTCCCTGATCTCTCTATCCATGTTTAATATGATGAGTCAATCGCGCAACTTGTCCATCATTATTGTGATGAATGAACGCTTCCACACAACGAGGAACTCCCACATATCCCTTTTTGTGATGCCAGCTATCAGTGCCGGATGGCGATCTTATATGTTCAGCAGTCACTCCTATGTAATCTTTGGCACTCTGCCATGGTCCAGGCCATTTTGTTACAGATCGATGGTGAAGGTGATGCAAATAAATCGTCCTGTGCTTAGTCGCTGCCCACATTTCTGGCTCTTCTTGAGCCATGAGCAATGGCGTATCTGCCAGTTTCGCTCCATCCCCGTGGCTAAATCCGAGCATATTTGATCCGAATTGGACGTATTTACGATGATTTACCGAAATATCAAATGTGACGTTTTTGCTTTTTCGGAAGTATGCTTTGAGTGTTTGCGCCAACATCCAACCCGCAACATAATCATGGTTGCTCGGACAATGGATAACCGTGACGTTCGCGTACGGAAGAAGTCTCTCAATCGCCCTGACCATGAGATCTTTGCATTGAATAAACGACTGCCACCATAAACCATCCATGTCTTGAGGCGTTCCGGCGGTCGTGACTGGGCGCTGGCTGTCGATGTGCAGGCAATCGTTACCGATCACCATATAAACCTGGTCGATCTCCCAGCCTTGCGACATCCGCAGCAAGTCATCAATCCCGCGATCCACGCAGGCTACAGCCTCTCTTACGTTATAGTTGCTGCCCGTCTCCTCCTCAACCGCCAGCTTTCCAACGTGGATGTCCGATGGATCAAGTATAAGGCAGTGTGGATCTTTGATTTTCTTGCGTTTGAACGCCTTAAACTTTGGCGAGTATTTTCTGAGATCGGCCAGCACCGGCTCAAACAGCTCGTCTAGGCTAAGGTTCTCGGCTTTGGAAAAAAGGCTGATCCGCTTGGATTTATACCAAAAATGTTTGACCGAGCTTGGCGATATACCGGCCTCATCGCACTCCTCCATTAGCGCTGTCATTGCGCCGCCCGATCTTAGGCGTTTTAACACCTGCATCTCATCTTCGGTTAATCGTGGTCTAGGCATGAGTCAGTTCGTTAATTTTAATATGTCCAAACCTTTTGGTGGCATGGAGGACAGTCCCGTGGTCTCTCTTCCTAAAGATTTCTGCTATCTTTGTTGTTGAAAATGTTGTGTGTCTCCTGATCAGCGCCATCGCCATCATTCGCGGATGGGCGATCCTGTTAGTTCGCGTATTGCTTAATATTTCTTTACTAGTCAAGCTGTATTTATCGCAGATACAATGAATGATGGCTGTCGCGGTATCGATGTTCTCTTTCTCGCTCATTTGTTTCGGTAGCTTTTCCAGTTACAATTCACCACTCCACCGGTCTCCTCGGCTCTTGACCAAATAGATCTTCCGACCGCTGCCGCTGCCTCATTCGGTTTGTGATTCGTTATGATAACGGTCGCTAAAAGGTTGTCGTAACGATGGTCGATTAGGTTAGTGAGCGTCCTTTGTTCCCAGTCAGTTCCTGCTAGCTCGCTCCATTCGTCTAGAATGAGCAGTGAGACCTTCTTGGCCTGCTGGAGAGTGTCACGGGCTGTTCCTTTCTGCTGCCTATTATCTCCAAATTGCTGCCGGATTGTCTCTAAAAGATCATGCGTCTTGAAATATCGACTACCTTTATCTTTTTTAGCTGCCATTTCAGCCCACTTTGTAGCGATTTGAGTTTTACCTGGACCTCGGTCACCGCAAAGAATGAGCAGGCAATCACCGCCTATTACTCGCTCCTCAAGCTCCAGCGCTTTCCCTAGCCCATCGCCGTGCATCTGCATTAGATTTGCAATGTGGCGAGCAGGAAAACCCCACTTTGCTAGCCAAATTTTTATCTCATTATAGTTCAGCGACATAGATTCCATTTCCTTCCGTTGTTGATAGCTGTTGCGCTTTATCAGCTTTTCCAAAGCTGCTTGGTTTTTTGTAAGCAAAAGCGTTGCGAGCTTTGTTTTTCCAGTTCTTGATTTTTTTACCATTCCCGTCATGCCAATTTGAAAGGACATATGTCTCGTATTGAAGTGATGCTGCTCGCTTCGATCTATTTTCAGTCCATTCTGGATTAATTTTAGGAAGTGAATTAACAAGGTAATCGGTAAACTCATTTAAATCGGGTTCAACAAACTCCTCTTTAGTAGTACTCTTACTCTTCTCTTTTCTTCTCTTCTCTGCTAACGTTTGACTAACGCTGTCACCGTTACCTTCTGCGTTATCTTTACTCTTCTTTTTAGCTACTCGTTTAGCTGTTAAAGCCCGTGTTTTCGACGTTTGCCCGTTGTGTCGCTCAAAATTAGGTAGAAACATATCATTACCATCAATAACCAACCAGCCCACCTTTACCATAGCCTCACTGAAGCCGGTAACGCCCGAGTAACGATCTAGTAACGCTCGCACCGTTAGCGGAGCGTTACCTTTTTCTGACTGATCATCAAACCAGTTCCAGACTCTTAAAAGTTTTCCAATGACTGCATCTGGGTCAATGCCCAGCTCTCCTGCCATTTCAAATACCTCCGGCTTATCTAGTGTAGCCTTTTCAAATTTTATCCAATCTCCTGCCATGTTTTTATGTGTTTTGTGTTTTCGCGATCTCCGCCAGCATCTGGCCGGCGTTGTGGATTACGCATATTTGACCTTGCCAGGTCGAGTGTAGCTCCTGTTGAGCCTTAGTTAATTTACGGGCGCTAGGGGGCTTGGAGCCGTCCTTGATCTCAAACAGGTAGTTAAACCCATTTAAGCCCACGAGGATGTCAGGAATGCCCCTTCCAGCGCCAGATAAATCGAAAACGCTAGCCTCGGGCAGAAGCTCCTTAAACTCCGCAACCACCTCCGAGTGATTGGCGTCTACCCTTTTAGCGTATCGCGTCATACTGTTTCGATAATGTTCGCTAGATCTTTAGCGTAAGGAGTAGGATAAATTTTAACTTGTCTTGGGTCTCCAAACTTTTTAGGTATGTGTAACTCTTTCCGTAGAAGTTTTCGATCAACCAAGACGCCTATTGCCATTCTTGTTGAATTTCGCGTAGTTCCCATTACCTTAGATAAATCAACAATGCTAATTCCAGGCTGACAAACCGCAGCAAGAACTAAGCTCTTACGGTAAAAAGTAGTAACTCCAGCTCGCCTCCACCTTTCGGATTCAACTAGGTTTTTCATTGCAATAGTCATCGGACCACCACCTTTCCGAACAGCGCTTCCTTGACCTGCTCAGCTACCTCTCGGTATTCTGGAATGAAATCATCTTGGGCGCGTGAGACAAGCTCAGTAAACTCGTCAGCTTGAACCTTAATTATGAGAGGATTGGTCTCAGGGAAATAGCTCATAAACCACCACGTTTTGATACCGGTGACAGCCATACTCCAATGGACTTGAAGCTTGTATTCCTTTGGTAGAACGCCTTCCATCAGATACTCAGTATGCTTGTCAACTTGTGGACATTTGATCTCCAAGCCCATGTCATACTTCCCGTCTTCATCCATGATTAAACCATCAGGAGAGCATCCGATAATCTTGTCGTCTCGGGTGACAAACCCAACCTCGGTGACAGTGTAGCCCATCATCGACTCAAACAGCTCCCTAGCCTCGTTCTCATGCTCGTTACCCCAGTCGGTGAACTTGTTCCCAGCAAAAACCATAGGGTCGCTCACACGGCATTCTCGCGCTAGCTTCCGAGCGTATTTAATACGACTGGTTGATAGCTTGCCGGTAGGAGTCAGGATATTGCTAGCCTGTGAAGCCGTAGCCCTCCCGAGCCTGATCTGCTCCCAAGCTTCCGAGCCTTGTTTAATATCGTCGTGAACGATCATTTCGATCCCTCCTGACTAAAGAGATCCTCAGTGTCTGGCTCAATATCGGTCTCAATCACATCCTCAAAAGGATCAACCGCGATTTCACGAACTCTTGTAACCGGAGTAGCCGGCGTCACGTCACGGAAACCGGCGATGTCGCGTCCTTCATCTTCATCATGAATTCCACCAAAGCCGAAAGCTACACGCCCACATTGGATAATGGACTTCCACTTTAACATCCGGCGAGGGTGCTGACGCCAAGGCTCGGTGTTACGCTTTACCTCCTCTAGATACTCACGATGCGTGGTAGGATGCTCGCGATCCTTCCGGTGGATCTTGATTTCACACCAGCTACCATCCTCGGCCCATTCCTCGCTCATCCCATTCATCTCAGGATGGTCGTTTATAATCCGAAGCCAGCCGTCTATACTTACAATGGGGACAATCTCCCCACCCTTGCCAGGAAAAGCGTAAAGCTCTTTCAGTAAAGGGTTTAGTCCGTAGGTGTTAGCTACGATTACTAGGCTTGCGAACTGCTCATCATTCTTGCAGTTCTTAAAAGCTGTAGCCTTTAAAATCTCAGCGGTCCTCTTTGAGTTGCTGCCGAGTCTCTCCGCAAGCTCCTGTAAAGCATTGCCCTTTTGTTGTGTTATTTCGTTTTTCATGTCTTTAAATTGAATATTTCGCAACGTGTTTACCGTTGATAGAGATTCGCTCTGATTTAACTGGATGCCCATCACGGCGAAGGTCTAACACCCTTGCAGCTAATCTGGTGCATCCAAATTGTTTAAATGCCCCAAGTGTGGTGAGGCTCCCGCCATTTTCTAAATGCGCTAATATCTGGCGCTTCTGTGTTTTTAATTTCATAGCCCTAGATTCTTTCTAGCTTGCGCGTAATCGCGCTCTCGCGCCGCTTTGTATTCTTCTGTCTCATTGGCCCTAATTCGGGCCACTCCAGCTTGTATGGCGTCCCAGCGGGCGCTAGGGGCATATCTGGCTTTTCGCTTAGCTTCTTTGATTAAAGATAACTTTTTACTCTCTTCGTCTATGTTCATTACATTGCTCTCTGTTTTGCGTTCAAAGCAATGTTAATTGCCTCAATCCGCTCGTTTACTTCGTATTGGTCTAGCTCATAGTATCCACCGATCAGAAGCTCCTTAAGTTCAAGAAGCTCAAAATTCGGACGAAGATACAACTTGTGAGCCATCTCTTGTATGCGGGCCTTCTCAACAGCGCGAGACGAGGCGAACACCCACATCACTAGCGTCGTTAAACAAAGAAAGATCGCCGCTCCCAGCATTACTTCTTTCATTTTACAGCTCCTTTCATTGCTGATTTTAAAAGCCGCTCGACTAGGTCTTTAAGGCTTATTCCTTCATTTACAGCAAGAACCTTAACGGCCTTGTGTGTCTCTTCAGTTAATTGCACTAATTTCATTGCAGAGACAACCTAGCAAAAAATAGAAACCAGTCAAATATATTTCTTAAATTATTTTAATTAGGTGTTTTACGCCAAGTAATCAACCAGAGCATCGCAATAGATCTGAGCTAGCTCAGACTCCATTCCCTCAAACAATACCCACTCCTTAGCATTGCTGCCGAAGAACGGCTCACATATAGCGGCTGGAGGCTTTGTCTTTGATAAGAACCTGTAGCCTCTACCTCCTTGGCTAATCGCCTTGACGCCTCTATCCTTCTGCCCTGGAACAACCTCCGAGTGGATTTTACGAAATGACTCTGCTAGCTTTTTACCTTTTTCGCTGCCGGCGCAATACAGATACTCAAAGCCATTTGCGCTTGCCGTATGAGAATTAAAATGCAGCTCAATTACGCAATCGTAACCCCAAGACTGTTCGGCTAAATACGAACAAGATTTGTGATACCCCTTAAATGGAGTCTCGCTAATGACCGTGCATGATATAGAACGCTCTATAAGCTTCTCTCGTAGCTTTTCGGCCACGTATTGGTTGTAAGCCCACTCACTGACGTTACCTCGGCTCACAGCGCCTTTATCGCCCATTCTAGAGTGACCCACACAAATCAATACTTTCTTGATCCTCGGCTTTGGTTTGCGCGAGAAAATAGCTATTAGCTTTTCAAATATTGATTTCATTTCTGTCCCGTAATTAATGCCCGTTGCCACACATACTGACTATAATATTTTTGGCCGCGCCCCACCATTGAAACCTCTTGAAATGTATAAAGCCGGCCATCAGTCAGAGTTATCACCGGAGGATCGTAGCTGCTCGCGTTTAATTCTTTTTGAGAGCCGTTCAATCCGCAAGACGGAAGCAGCATCACCAACGCTAGCCAGCTTATCAATCTCATCTTCCAGGTCATCAATATATCTCCTCAGTTTTAAGTTTGTGTAAGCGACATAGGCTTGAAGCGCTGCTGTCAAAAGCTTCATCATTCGCCTTTTTTAAACCTCCGCCATTGGTTTATTAGGGAAAGTATTCCAATCAGTAGAGCTATGACTGCTGAGATAAAACCAACAGCCATTTCAAAGTAGTCAAAATAGGCAGAGATCGCTGACCATGAGCTGGCTATCATTCCTGTGATCGGGTGTGTTAAATGATTGTTCATTATTCCAGCTCGTTTTCTGGCTCAGGCTTGATCGCCAGGAACTCTAACTGAGTAAGCTCTTGGACACCATCGGTTCCCTCAAGCATCAGGTCATCGTTAGCGGTGAATCTCCAGCAGTCGATGGCTATGAGTCGTCCGCTGCCGTCAGTGGCTTCTGCCAGGTTAGCAACAGGTGGTAGTCCGGTGAGCGTAGTGCCTTGTTTGTTAGGATAGCCACGGTCTGAGTCTACGGCTGCAACAAGTCCCGTGTAGAGTTCGTCGGGTTTGACGACGTAATAACGAAACCCAGTGTCAGCGCGTGACTGTTCGATTTCTGTGAGTGGTTCTTGTTGTTCGTCCATTAGTCTATCGGTTCAATTTCATTGGGAAGTTCAAGTTCATCTTCC